GTCGGGGACCGCGAGTTTTATAAGCCCGCCGGGCCGTAATTTTCCCACCCAGTGTTTGAGCACGTTCAGGCTCTGGCAATGACTGAAATGCTCGAGGATATGCGAGGCCCTTATCTCGGTTATGGTATTGTCGATGTATGTAAGGGGAAACACCTGCGAACCCAATTTGACATCAACCGGCACATAACCCCTGATTTTGACAGTCCCTGAACCGAGATTGAGTTTCAATCCTCGCACAATCACTCCTTCAAACAGGATATATTCTGTCAATAGTCAACAATGACCTGGCCGCCAAAGGCACCTCTTGTATTGTCAGCGGCGAAGTAGTTTCGCGGTTGTCATACAGATGCCCGATGAGCAGTTTCATCGCGGCCAGCACCGGACCCGGCATGATGCCTAAAAAACTCGTGCCTGTACCTTCGCCGGTGATATCGATGGCCTCCCCGTCGGAGGTTGCCGCCAGCTTTAAGGTGTTACCGCTGTCATCCCGAACATAATAATTGGTATTAACCGCCAGGCCCGCGGGCACAGCGCCGCCGCTGTTGCTTAGTTGCACAATGTCGCCGTCGCTGTAAGTATGGTCGATTGCCGTTATGACATTGCTCGTGGTATTGACGGTGAAGGGCACAACATAGCCGACCTTATAGTTTACGCTCACGGCATGATGCTGGCTTCTTGTGCAAGGCCAGGACTGGTTATACGCAAGCGTAACAAGGCCAGGCTCGGTTGTCGTATCGACCGAGTAAACTGATGTGCTTAGCGTCTGCGTGTCGCCGGCGATATCGATATACTCAATTGATGTGACCTCTCGAAGCAGCGGGCCGGGCAGGCTGAGGCGGTTCGCAAAGCCATCAAGTTTGCCCCCGATAGTCTGCAGCACGTAGGACCTGTTCTGGAATCCTTCACACCACTGGCGGACGGCTTTTATAAGGGAGGTTATCAGCGCATCGTCATCGGCGGTATCGACCCGCAGGTGCAGTTTGGCCTCATCGAGATGCAGAGGCTCAGCCGTCGGTTCTGTCGTCACTTTCCAGTCCATTATCTGGCCCTTTTCTTTTTCTTTGTTTCCGGGACTTTTACGGCCACGGCGATATTGCGACCGATTAACAAATCCGCCACAGGTTTCGCCGGGTCTATAATGTCACCGGGCCCGGACATTTGATAATTCTTTAAGAGTCTGATTTTCATAAACCTATGTTCCTTTCATTTCAACAGTGTTACCTTCGGCTCGCACCAGTCAGGCAGACCGTTTTTGTCCAGGTCGGTAATATGACGATAAACGGGCTTATAACCATCCTGCAGCCTGCCGGGTAAAGTTGCCATCAATTCTAAATGAGGCAGGCCAATTTTGGGGGCGAGAAACGCCTGCAGTCCTGATGCGGCGAAATTGTGCCAGAAGTAAATATCTTCATCCTGCCGCCCATCGTTCCAGCCGCCATCCGGGTCGGTTTTCGGGAAAAACCACGGCTTTTTTAGCTTTTTAAGTGATTCGACCCTGAAGGCAGTCAGCCCGAAGTGTCCCGTTGTAATCGGCATCAGGTCTTTTTCAAACTCAACGGTCGGGATTTGTGTATAAACCTTTTTTTCCCCATCGATTCTGCCAATCAGCGGGAAATCGCACTCGCGTTTAATCTGCAGCGGGACAATCGCATCGGCTTCCGGGTGTTCCTGCATCAATTGCAGCAATCGAATTACCTGGTTCTTTGTAAAGTAAGTGTCATAATCAACGGTGAGGATATACTCCGTGCCGTCGTCAAGGTGCATCTCTATCAGGCGGGTCAATACCTGTCCCCAGAATACCCCGCAGCCTTTTTCGAGATTGATGCCCAGCGGAATCAAAGAGCGGACCGCTGAAAACATGTTGTCCGTAAATGTCAACCGCGGCATCGACATAAGCGCGTAGGTTTTTACGTTCTGTACCTGCTCGGCCGCGGCCTTATTTTCAACGGCTTTTATATCATTGCGAATCGCGATGATGTTGTAGGCGGTCAGCACCATATTATGGTACAACTTGGCTATCGCCAGGTTTTTAACTGCCAGCTTGCCCGCCTGGCCGTCGCCTCCAATCGGGGGAATAAAATTGGTTTCCTCCTCGTTATTGTTATATTCAATCACCATAAGGCGGGGCCGATACACGAGCATCTGGTTCCATACGTGCCAGTCCTGGCCGTCAACATCGATGCAGACCAGGTCTATCTCCTCCGGCGCCCCGCAGCGCTTCAAAATCGAATCAAGGGTATTTGCACCCCCGATTTCCATATTAAACACCCGCACGGCGGGGTACTTTTTGCAGTTCTCGACTAAAGTCTTATACAAAACCTCGTCTTTTTCGATTAAAATGGCGTTCCAGCCCTGCTCAACAAGCCGGCGGGTATTGGAAAACATAATCCCATCCGATGCGCCAACCTCCAGGCACCACCTGTTCTGGACCCCTATTTTGTCGAAGATGGCCTCGATTACCCCGTCCTCGCCGTTTTGCGAATAAACATTGCGCTTCTGGCGGCATAAATCCTCCAGCAGCGACGAGTACGCCTTGTCCACAAAGCAAATTTCACCGCAGATAACCTCATCCTGCGCCTTTTGCCCCTGCAAATTCAGGCTTATCGGGTAATTCGCACAGTCGGCAATCTCTGATGTCCAGCGCTTAATGTCACTTAATCCCAGAGATTCCAGTGAATGCCGCAGCCCCTTCTCATCGAAAAACGACCTGTGAAAATCGTTTGCATCCGTCTGGCCGCCGTAGATAAACCCGGGGAAATCCAACTTTTCACCGTTGATATACCGCCGGGCCAGGTTGTCGAAATCGGGAACGGCGATTTTCAAAATGCCCCCGATTTTCAGCTTCGCAACCCAATTGGTCAGGACATCCTTGATTTCCCTGCGGCCGAAGTGCTCGAGGATATGGGAGGCCCTTATCTCATCAACCGAATTGTCTGCATAATCAACCAAAGGGTACACACCTTTTCCGTCTTTAATGTCTATATTTTCGTAATCGGGCAGCGGAAACCCGCCCGAACCCAGATTTAATCTCACTATTTGTTCCATTTCTTTCATTCTTTTCTTTCCCTGAATCCCGGTGCGCCCCGCCGAAGCGGAACACACCGGGAAAGAAAACACATTAACCAATTGCCAACATTAAGCAGCGACCAGGGCCAAACAACCCTGAGCATTCGTCATACAAAGGTTGCCATATACAGCCCCTGCATGATTCTTCTGGGCCTTGCTATCGCGGGATTCCTTGCCGCGTGACATCAAAACAACGGCACTTATAGTAGTGACGTTGGATGCCGCGGCAGCGCCGGTGATTGTTACACCGATGTATTTTTTGCGCTTGCGCAAATCCATTTGAAGCTCGACAACGCCGCCCTTGCCGGTGTATAGAACCGCCGGGATTGTCCAGCCGTGCGTTGCATCCGTTGTGGCACTGCCTGAAAAGGCCACGATGGTTGTCATGCTGGAGGGACTTGTTACCGTGTCGCTTTCGGCAATCAGTATTTCTTGCACATGCACGGCAGAGCAGTTTGTTACCTGCGTACCCAAATTGATGTACCAATTGGCGTAGTCATAAGGCTGGCCATTGGCGTCGAGTTTGGAAAAGGACATCGTGTCCGTAGATGCCGCCGTTTGAAGCGTAGGCGGCATGGCCACGATTCCAGAGTTATTGTTTTGCAACATACTTTTATACTCCCTTCTTTGCTTATGCTTTCTGTTTACACCTCATCGCTGCACGTCACGTTGAATTACGCCGCATCATTGCACGTCACGTTGAATTACGCCGCGTCGTAGCACATCAGGCCGACAATCGGGCCGCACGTTGAGCTGGTTCCGACATCGTGAACGTTTATGTCAAATCGCTCGATACCGCGAACTGCCAACTCATCGGTTTCAAAAACGCTGACGCTGTCCACGGTTGCATGCTCGCTGAAGGCGATGGTCATTCCCAGCCGGTCACCAAAATCGGCCGCCAGTTTCAAGTCGCCGAACAAACAACTGATTGCCTGGTCGGTGCCGACTATGTTCATTGTGTTGTTCAACTCAACCGGGTAGCCCAGGACCTTTTGCGTTGGAACGCCGTCGATAATTGTGTGCGCCAGATTGCCGCCGGCAGCGGTTACAAGCCGCGTGATAACGGCATCGAAAAACGTGCCCGAACAATGCCAGGCCGCCCCGAAACGCGCATACTGCGGAAGCAGAGACATCAGGCTCACAAGATTAGCCAGTGTTATGTTCTCAAAGCCTGTGCCTGTGCCCCATTCAACCAGGCCCGCACCGGTACTGACGCTGGGCTTGCTCCAGCCAACCGCCATAAGCCGCGAAAGAACGCCGACAATGCCGCCATAGGTAGCTGTGCCATCACCAAGAAA